TATACAGGCGGCAAAACTCCATAAGAGCCAAGCTTGACGTATAAGTGACGTATATGTGAGGTTTTGGTGACAGAAACATGAGGGTAACCTGACAGGTTGCCCTCCTTTTTTTATGACAAAATACGGGTGAGGTGATGAAGATGATGCAGAACCCCTACACAGCGTATCAGCCCGTGTATGGAAACCCCTACGGCATGCGGATGCAGCAGCCCACCTATTACCCGCAGCCTGTGCAGCCTCCCGTGATGGAGCAGCAGCCCGTGGTTACCATGGTTGGCGACCGCAAAGAGGTGGATGGACAGATTGTTTCCGACCTCGCCCCGCACTTCTATGCAAACCTGCCGGGCGGCGAGATGTACGTGAAGCAGGTAGACACAGCTACAGGCAAAAGCGTGGTCACGGTATTCCGCGCGGATGCAGCTGCGCAGCCTGTGACCTACGCAACGACCGATCAGCTACGTGCCCTGGAGGCAAGGCTGGAAGAGTTGACAGCCTCCATCGGCAGCGAGTACACGCCCAAGCGAAAGAAGGTGGGGAATGATGAATAATCCGATCATGATGCTTGTGCAGATGGCACAGCGAGGCGGGAACCCCATGCAGATGCTCCGGCAGATGGCTGGGAACAACCCGGCAGCACGGCAGACCATGCAGATGGTACAGGGCAAATCCCCGGCACAGATGCGTCAGGTAGCAGAGAACATGGCGCAGGAGAGAGGCATTGACCTCAAAGCCATGGCCCAGCAGATGGGCATTCCTTACAAGTGACAGGGGCGTGCACACCCTTCACATACATAACTTAACGAAAGGAGAATGACTATGGATGACAATAACTTCGCTGTTGGCTACGCAATGGGCCAGGACAGCAACAACAACGGCAACAGTGGCTTCGGCGGCTGGGGCGACTGGATCTTCGCGATCCTCATTTTTGCCATGATCTTCGGCGGTGGCTGGGGGGTTGGCGGTGGCTTCGGTGGCGGCGCCGGCCTGCAAGGCATGGTTACCCGCGCCGATATCAACGAGGGCTTTGCTCTGAACAACATCACAGGCGGCATCACTGCTATTCAGCAGGGCATCTGTGACAGCACCTACGCGCTGACCAATGCGATCAACGGAGGCTTCCATGGCGTGGACAAGGGCTTCTGGGATATTTCCCGTCAGCTGAGTGACTGCTGCTGCGAGAACCGCGCGGCGATTGCCCAGGTGCGCTACGACATGGCCACTCAGGCCTGCGATACCCGCAATCTGATCCAGAACACCACACGTGATCTGATCGATGCCCAGGCGGCGAACACCCGCCAGATCATGGACTTCCTGGTCAATGACAAGCTGTCCACGCTGCAGAGCGAGAACCAGGCGCTGAAGTTCGCTGCCTCTCAGGCTCAGCAGAACGCGTTCATCACGGCGAACCAGGAAGCTCAGACTGCCGAATTGATTCGCAGGCTGCGTACCCCCGAAGCAGTGCCCGCATACGTGGTGCCCAACCCCAACTGCTGCTACGGCAACCCGGTTGGCATTGGCTATAATGGCGGCAACTGCGGCTGCGCACAGTTCGCTTGACAGCTGAATAAGGGATAGTTTGGCCACAGGCCATTCCCCGCAACGACACAAGGGAGCGGAGGAATCCGCTCCCTTTTTGAAAGGAGAAACAGATATGATCAATGCTTTTGTTAATGTTCCCGTAGATGTTGCTGCTGGCGCCATTGTGCCCTTTAATGGTCACCGAGCGTCTACACGTGGCTCTTGCTACTGCAACGGCGGATGGCTTAACCATAACGACGGCAGCGGCCAGTTCCTCATCTCGCGTCCCGGTATCTATATGGTAGGCGTTGGCGCACAGGTGACCTCTGCCACAGCCGCCACCGATGCCTCTCTGGCCATCACGACCAACGGTGAAACGCTGGCTGGCACTGTCATGGCAGGCACGGTGACCGCTGCGGATGACGTTGCGCAGCTTTCCACCTCTGCGCTGGTGGTTGTACCCTGCGGCGCGTCCATCACGGTTGCTCTTGCCAACGTGGGAGCTGCTCCCGTCACGGTGAACGCAGCTTCTCTCGTCCTCACTCGTGTGGCGTAAGGGGGTGACGATATGGGCAACATGAGACCTGACATGAAGTACATGATGTACAACGAGATGCGGCGCAGGGATGGCCGTGGCCGCTATATGGAGGGCGACATGCGGCAGCAGCGCATGACCTATGGCAATTACAGCCCTCGAAACGGCAACGACACCATGCGGTATGACCGCCGTAGCCATCAGGACGATGTAGGCCGAGATCGCCCTGATTATGACCTGACAGACCGCATGAGCGGCGAGGGCTATTTCGTGTGGGATGGAGAGCCAGAGTGGGAGTCCACGGGTGGCAACATTACCGACATGCGTCAGTACTATCCTGGCATGACCATGGGTGGAGGGCGGCAGGAGAAAATGAAGATCGGATTTGCACAGTCTTCGGGCGGCAATGACGGTTGCCTGACGCGCGAGATCGCCGAACGATGGGTTCATTCCATGCAGCCTGCTGACAAAAACTGCAAGAGCGGTGGTAAGTGGACGTATGAGGATGCCAAGCAACTTGCGGAGGAGCACGGTATTCCTACGCATGGTCAGGAAATGATCGATTTCTTCGCGACCATCAACATGATGTACTCCGACTACTGCAAGGTGGCCCGCGACCACAAGGTGGCCACTGAGGACTACTTCGTAGACCTCGCCCTGGCGTTCCTCTACGACCCCGACGGCGTGGAACCCAGCGAGAAAATCTACAATCACTACATGTACCTCGTTGAGCACAAAAACAACCGTTTTTGAGCACAACGTGTACAAAAGTGTGTACCAAATGAAATAAAAACAGCCTTGCAACCGTTGTGTTGCAAGGCTTTGTGATTATTATATTCGACCTGGGACGAAACCATCCAGCTGTTTTTTACGTGTGCATGCATGTTATGTGATGGCATAATTATCAACGCTTTTATGGCTATGAGTTATGCCACTGCATAACGTGGTTGCGTTGCTACAACGAGGCAAACGTGTACTTTTTTGAGTACATCAGTCGGTCAAGACGCGGTCAAAAGCGTCTTCCATCATGCCCAGGGCACGTTGCATATCCGTGTCCATAGCGTGGCCATAAATGCCGTGGGTGTCCATCCCTTCGCTGTGGCCAACGACCCGTTTCAAAAGCGGATCGGGGATGTCGTTCTCTGTAATGGACACAAAGGTGTGGCGCAGCTCGTGCAGGCTTGACGCTATACCGTGCGTCTGAGCATATCGTCTCCATCCACTATACAGGTCATTGGGCTTTGTCTGCTTGCCGTTCTCGTCTGGGAACACCCACACGGAAGAGATCCCCTTATCCCGCAACATGGCCTGTTGGTTTTCCAGCACCTTTATGGCATGAGTGGTTAGCGGTACGGTTCTGTTTGCGTTTTCTGTTTTGCCTTCAGTCATTTCGTTCAGTCGGTTGATAGAACGCTGGATGTGGATGACACCATCTTTTATGTCGCTGTTTTTCAGGCCGCAAAGCTCGCCCCTACGCAATCCGGTCAGGACGATGAAACGGAAAGCATGTATGTAGTAGGACTTGTGTACCTGGCTGTAATACGGAACCGTATCATCCTCGAACAGCGTTTTGAGCTGGGATGGCTGTATTATTGTGCGCACTGCCTTTGGGGCCTTTTTGGGGATGATAACACGTGCAGAGCGTAGTGGCTCCATGCTCCAATTGTTGTCGAAAGCGAACAGGTAGAAGGAGAAAAACTTGTCCTTGATGTTCCTGCACGTTTCGGCGCTGCGCCCTGCATCTGCAGCCTTGTTGACGATGTTTTGTATATCTGCAAGGTGTATTTTGTGCAAGCGTTTCTCACCAAGCGCAGGCAAGAGCCAACAACGGCCAATGCTATCGTAGGCATAGTAATTCTGTGTCCCCGTTGTTTTGCGAAGATGCTCGACAAAAGTGGCCCAGGCATGGTCAAAACGAATGGTATCCGGCTGGCCAGCCTCCAGCCAGTCGTCAGCTTTTGCTTCGGCCTCATGCTTGCCCTTGCGGCCCGGCAGGGACGATGTAAACGTCTTGCGCTTGCCGTCTCGCTGCACATTGATCTGCCAGCGTCCCCTGGCCTCTATCCACACGGCCTCGGATCTGCGAGTCTTTGGCATAATACCCTCCTGCTATACGATGGACGGGGAGAACAGTGCGATGCAAAATCCGATTGTCACGACAATCAGTGCAGCCAGCATACCCCAAAACACATTGTGTCTCCGGCGGTCAATATTCTCTGCGTGAGCCTCGGCCTTTTCCGCACGGACGCGCTGGGAAGCGATTTCCTCCTGATTCTCTTTCCGCTCCTCCTGCATGGTAGCTACTTGCTGCTTGAGGTATGCGGTGGATCGCTCATATGTCTCATCGCGCTTTGCAAGGGCCTGCTCGTGGTGTTGGCGCAGCATGTCCATCTGAGCGTTGATGGATGATAGCCTCTCTGCGTATTGCTGTTGCATGCGGCTTTCACGCTCTGCGTACATGTCCTCGATGTGCTTGATCTCCTTGCGGATGTCTGCGACAAGGTGACAGGTATGGTGGGTATCCTCGCCTACGATCTCTTGCCACTCCTCGCCGCGTTCAAAATACGCTATGAGCAGGTCTATCGTAAACAGCGTTGCCTGGCGATTATTCACCAGACGCGACAATGTTGATTTGCTTATGCCTATTGCGTTTGCGATTGTGGTGTGCGATTTTCCGGACGTTTCCACCAAAGAAACCACATAATCCATGGCTTTTTCGCTTATCATAGGCCTTTCTCCTTGTTTCACACTCGTTGCAAAATTGGAACGAATTTAAATCTTGATGAAACTGCATATATCGCGTATACTTCCCCCATCGAAGAAAGGAAGTGACGCTGATGCCGAACCGCTACCCCACCCCAAGGACAAGGGCCTACCGCAAAACCG